CATCTGCCGGTCGAACATCGCCTGCTCGAGCCTGCCGCGCTGCCCCTCGAGGGAGATGTCGTCCATCCCGAGATCCCAGTCAAGCGGCACGTCGAGGTAACTCAGTTGCTCTCTGGAGCCGCCGGGGGTAAGACTCCCAGTTGCTGCCGGGTAGGGCAAGGAGTCGATCCCCGGTGCGTCCATCGCTGCGCGCCACTCGTTGCGAGCCTCGCGCCGAGCCGCTTGCCGTGCCTGTTGGCGCTCCTCACCGGCGGAGTACAGGTTGCCGTACTCCTGGTTCCAATCCTCTGGGTTCCAGAAGTCCGAGAACGGCATCGTCGCCCACGGATGCTCGAACCCACCGGTGCCCACCGTATCCTCGACACTGTACCGTGGATCGTCTTTGTGCCTCGACATGCCATCGCCACCGCCGCCGCCAACACCGGCACCACCGCCAGCGTACCCACCGTACCCACCGCCACCCTGAGCACGGCGCCGCCAGTCGTCTGGAGACGGGTTCGGCATCGAGAACGGGTTGGCGCCGAAGCGTTCCATGAGACTGCCCATGGCGCCCATGCGAAGCCCCATGAGAGCTTCCTCGAGTTGGCGCATCCCGGGGGACAGGCGCTGCACCGCGATGTTCCTCTCCGGCCCGTGGTAAGTCGTTGACCCCCACGGAGTCCACTGATCAATGCGGTTGTACCTGGCTCCTGCTTGACCGATCTCGTCGGCTGAGGGGAAATTACCACCACCACTGCAACACATCTCTCTACTCCTTTATCACGTCGGACCTCAACAGCCCCAAAATCGTGGCGTCTTCCCCCGGCCCATAATGATCTTTGAGAATCGCTTCGCCCCTGAAACCATAACGCAACGCGACATCAACGCTGCGTTGGTGAACTGTACGTATAAGCACCGTGATCTTGTGCGCGTCGAATGGAGGGCCGAACGGAACATGCTTCAGCGCCCTCAGCGCCTGCTTCTGGAAGAAGATGGTCGGATCCTCCGAGAAGTAGCTCGCCAAGATGTTGCCCGGAAAGTGGAACGGCTGCAGGACGCAGGCCATCTTGACCAGCCACTCGTCGGCGGACTCCTTTTCCACGAGCCCGTACCCGTAGGCATTCTTTGGGAAGAACTCAACCGGGTGATCGTGCTTCTCGGCAAGCCACCGTTTGAAGATGAGCGACCCCTCTTCCGTGTTGGGCATTATCAGTTCCACTACAATCTCTCCCCCGGCCTGAACATCCAGGTCGACCCCAAGTACCTGAACCTCTGCTTCGTGCTGAGGCTTTTACGACGACTGATCACATCACCGTAGATGCCTATTGACTGCCACTCGTTGTATGCACGGTCTCCCGCCGTCCATGGCGACCCCCACGGCGATCCCCACGCGGTCCCCTCCGGAGCCACCGGCACGGGGAACTGCTGAGACTCGAAATCTTCGTAGTCCACCGCGTAACTGTTGACCACATTGACATCAGAGTTGACTCGGTAGAACTCCCGCTCCGCGGTGAACATCTTATTGAGCGGGTTCCCTAGGTTGATCCAGGCGGTTTGCAATGTAGACTCAATTGCTCCTCCGTCATCCGTGTCGCCCGTGTCGAACTCGTAAACATATCCGTCGGTTGAGGCGAAGAAAAGCCGATTATCGTACACTTGCCAAGTGTGTGAGGTGATGCCCTCCCACTTGCACCATGCACCGGTGACGGTATTGAGAACGTGCTGGGAGTATTGAGTCCCAGCAACCTCTGGGATGTTGAAGATCGCCAGTTGCCGCTTCGGGTAGAGCGTCGCTTCCCAGCCCCAGAGTGATCCGCCATCACCGATCGCGTTCCGCAGGGCTCCGACAACCTTGGACTTCTTGTTCCACGCCTCAGTACCCACCAGAACCGTCGAGAGAGCCACGTAATCGAGTCTGGTGATGATCATGATGTCGCCACCGAACTTAACGATGGAGCGCACTGAGAGCGGCTCTCCGATGTCGTAGATGCCAACCAGCGCCCAGTCACCACCCAGCGCCGGCGAGGACCCCTGGTAGATGATGCACTCACCGCTCGACATGATGAACACCGCGAAGTCGTCCGGTCCTGAGCCACCGTCTCGAGTCCATGTCGCCATGCAGATCAGGTTGCCGCCGAACTGCCCCACGCAGGAGAGAGGGAACTTGGTCAGAGCTCCACCGAGGGTGTCGATAGGCGAGTACCACACGTCCTGTGAGTTGTCCTCCCAGAACCACGTGCGCCCCTTGAAGACGTTGACGCCGATGACGTTCGCAGCCGTGAGCCCGCTACCAGTGAGCGTGAGGTCAGCGAGATCCCCACTGGCGTCTGGGTAGTACTTCGGGATGTCGGTGCCGTTGACGAACCCGATCTCGCCGTTGAAGTTCACCCACTGCCACCGCCCATTGGTGTACGGCGTGCTCGCAACATCGAGTGTAACCTCCGCCGGCGCCCCAGGTGAACTGAAGTCGAACATCCCCGTCGAGGTGAAACCAAACAGCTTGTTCGTTGTGCCAGACTCGTAGACCGCGAGCGTCTCGATGTCATCCGCCAGAACGCTGGCCTTGCAAGTGACGGCGTCGAAGTAACTCGTCACAGACGAAGGAACAGTGCCATCCGCTCCAAGAGTAATCTTTGTAGAGATGCCGCCGGCAACGGTCGTGAACTGGACGCTGACCTCCGTCCATGCCGCCTGAGCGTTCGTAATATCAGTTTGTGCTATCAAGTAAGCACCATTCGACACGTCATAGACGCTGTAGCACGGGTAGCTGTAGTCGTGCTTCGTCCCGTGGTACACCCGAAACGATAAAGTGTACGTGGTCGATGCAACCGTGGTGATGTTCTGCTCAACAGACCCGCCAGCACTTAAAGTCGTCCCAATGGCACACGAATACGTGCCAGCGTACACCTCACCAGTGCTCTGCGCGATCGTGCCGGCGCCGACAACTGTTTCGCTCCAGTTCGCAAATACATCCGCGCCACCACCACCTGCACTCTCGAACCCGCCGTTGCTGACAAGCTCCGCGCCAGAGGTTACGTCCCCAACCCACCCATGTTCCGTATAACCGGGCCTCGTCCGGAGTTCCCCGAGGTCAGGGATCCAGTTGGTGATCTCGATCGCATCGGACGGTGGGATGTTGTCCAGCGAATCGCGGGTGTTCCACCCCCCGATCGGGACTTCGAGTGGAGCGATCTGCGACTGCCGCTGCATTAGACACCAAACCCACTATCTGGGAGGTTCGGATACCTCCCAGCAAAAGCGCGCCCCAACTGGAGCTCCAGAACCGGCGCCCCGCTGTCATTCGCCTGCTTCTCCTGCACCTCAGAAAAGTACTCCTGCTGCTCGCTGGTGTAGTTCAACCCCAGCATCCTCAGCAAGCGCCAGATCGTCCCGAGTTCGATGACATGATCATCCATGAGGAATTCATTGTCATCAGCCGTTATGTCTGCTCCAACCGAACCAATCTTATTCACCACAACGTACCGTGAGTCGATGTAATCGAAGGCAATGGTGCTGCCGGTGTCCGTTTCAGGGTAGATGCCGATGCGCTTCACCGATTGGAGCGTGTCATCGGCAAAAATCCGGCACGCCTTGTAGATTCCGGACAGGCTCACTAGCCCGGACTCGTACTTCTGCCACTCTGTGCGCGTCATCGGCCCAAGGACTGGTTTGTAGTTGGTTCGATCCCAAATCGTTCCGTTCACGATCCGGTCGTAGTACGTCGGCAGGAGATAATACGAACTCCCATCGGTGGCAAAAGTGTGCGTCCGCGTCAGGCGGACCCAGTCAATGTCATGAAACGCATCGCGGGCGGCATCTTTGACCGCCTTCAGAATCCGCCGCGCATTCTGGTTGGTGTTGCCCAGCAGCGTGGACTGCTCAGGAAGACCGACAACCGTTGCGGCAGCGTTGCCAATTTCTAGTACTGTCTGGCCCACAGTGACCGCTCCTTACTGAGCGGGCACTCTACTTGTCAGTCCTCGCCGCGAGTTCCTTTTCGAGTCCCGCCACTTTTTTCTCAGACTCGGCTAAATCTTTCTCAAACTGCTCGAGACGCTCAGTAGCTCGTCTCAGTTGCTGCGCGTACTTCTGAATCTTCGCTTCGCCTGACCGGTACTTCACAAACTCCCGCGCCTTGTTCTTGAGATCCCTGAAGCCCATGCCCATGTTGGAGATCGCTTGATCGTTGATCTCCGCAAGCTGCTCCACCGTCTTGACGTGCATCCCCTCGAGGGTGAGTGCCTGTGCCCTGCTGATCTGCGGCCACTCGGTAAGGATCGTGCCCTCGACCGGCACCTCCTCCTTGTTCTGATACGCAGCCCACTCTCGCGGCCACCTCGACTTGTCATCATCAGTCACTTCGCGGTGGATGATCTCTTTGTCGTTGCCTGGTGAAATGATCCTGACGTAGTCTTTTTCCTTGTAGACGGGGTGCCCCGCCTCATCGGATGCGGCGGTGTCCTCCACCGCATGAAGACCAAAGATCGCGATACTGTCCCCCTTGTGTTTACTCATGTCGAGATCGAAAAATGAGTCGTCCACGACTTCCCCTTTTGTCAATGAGGCGGGGGTCCGAAGACCCCCACCCCGAGATTGAACTTACTCGACGAGACAGTGCGGGTAGAAGAGCTCCACCTCACCGTCAGCCGCCGAGGTGACAGCAGACGCGGCCCGAGCGCCCACGATCTCGGACTGAGACGATGACGCATCGTCAACAGTACCCGCGGTCGCGGTGGTATACAGCGCAGCGTTGTCGGCGCACGACGCAGCCAGTGCGGCAGTCCCCTTGCCGGCGATCTGGAACCAGCCGAACGTCGAAGCCACCGTCGCGGCCATGGCGACGCCCACGGGACCGAGGTGGTCCTTGAGGAGCAGAGCAGTCGAGTAGTCGTCCTGATGGAACATCACCCACTGCCCAGCCGCGCACGACGCGACGCCTTTCATATACATGAACTCGCCTTCCCAGCCAGTCGAGGCCGCACGATTGCGGGCCTTGCAACGAGTCCCCAGAGGGAACACCTGGGTGGAGTCCACCTGTGCGATCACAGCGCCCGGAAGGTCAGTGCTACTCCAAGCCATAACAAACCTCCCTTAGCTCTTGAACAACACGCCCTGGAGGGACGCATTGGACATGGTCAGGTTTCCAGCGAACACGATCGGAACCACGAAAGCATCCTGGTTGACCGAGTCACGCTGCTCCAGAGGAACGAAATTGCGGTTGCTGTGCGGACGCCAGTACAGGTAGTCGGTGTTCAGGAAGTACATGGTGTACGCCTGGTGACCGGAGTCCCCGTCATAGATCACGTCCGCGTTGAGGAACTTCAGCGCCGACCAGCCCTGCTGACCAGTGCCGTCGCTCTGGTTGATGCGCTGGATTGCCGAGAGAGCATCCCAGAAGTACTCGTACATATACGCATCGGCGGTGATGAGGTCGGGCTTGTCAGTGCCGCGGATGCAAGTGATCCACAGGTTCTGCATGTAGCCCTGGATGACCGAGGAGTTCATCGTCGCATTCGAGTACTTTTGGTTGCGCCAGAAGGTCCAGGTGGACCGGTCGATGCCGCCGACGGTGCCCGTGGTGGGGTCGTTGGCGACCTGAGCCTTCAGACCAGTGATCTGCTTGCTGCTCGAGCCGGTACCGTCTGAGTAGACGCCAGTTGAGATGTTGTTTTTCATGGTCTTGAAAGCGTTCTGGATCCGCTTCTCAAGCAGATCGATCACCGCTTCCTTACCAGCGTTCTGAACATCGATTTCGAGTCCGGATGCCGAAACAACCACCGCGGCCTGTTTCCAGTTGAATTCCGCCGCCGAGAAAACGTCGGAGGGACTGATGTCGAGAGTCTCGTACCCGCTGTAGTACTTGAAGGTCGAGTTCTCAGCGTACTCAAGCTCCTCGACAATCACGCGCCCACCGCTCACGGGGCGGACCTTGCCCTTGGAACTCAGTCTGGAAAGCAGAGCGTTCGACTTGCTGACGTTGTCAGCGAGCTCACCGCTCCGGTGACGAAGAGTGGTTGTGACGATCTCCGTATAGTTGGTGTTCGGAGATGCCATTTGAAACCCCTTTTAGATTCACAATCTCGTGTCAGCCTCTTGCCTCTCGAGATTGGCTAACAGATCCTCTCGCAGCGTCTTTGGGGTTCCTGTCGGCTTTTTGTTAGAGCTTGTACGACTGCCCTTGACTTTCGTCGCGGAAGCTCGTTGGGCCTTTTTCGCTGCCTCGGTTTCACGGTCGGACTTCTCCAGCCCCTGGCGCCGGATCATCTCTTTGCGAACCTCTGCGTTTGCCCAACAAGCCTGTTCGTACAATGCCTCTAGCTCAGGCGGTTGCTCACCTCGTGCCTTGCAAGCGTTAACGATGCCGAGCATCTCAGGTTCGACCTTGTCGTAGAACTCCGCTGTCTCAGCGAACTGTACGAGTTTGGCTTGCACTGCTCTGCGCTCGGCTTCGAACGTTTGCCTGTCACGCTGCTTGAGCTCCTCTCTGAGCTTCTGAATCTCGCGCATTGCTGCACTGTCGCTCGATTCAGTCTCACTCTCATCCGTGCCAAGTATAGCAGAAGGATCGATTCCGTACTGCTGGAATAACCACCTGGCTCCGTTCGCTGGATCTTTCTGCAAAAAGACGTGGGCAGTAACCAGCCGGCGGACCGCATCCGCCTCACCGATACCAGCCATCGTCATCTCCTCGCGGACGGGATCCAGCGCCTTCTGCATGTCGGAAACATCCTGCATCTTGCGCGTCGCAAGGGACTGCCACTCCTTGTCCCGCCGGATCAAGAACTCCTGGGCCTTCGGCTCAAGAGTCTCGAACATCTCCTTGTCTTTCTTCAGCCAATGAGCCAGTGGGTCGAGTGGATGTGGTTTTTCGTCGATGTCGTCAGGAGTTTCGGGTTCCTCATCGGTTTTACGTCCCCCATCTTCAACATCTGCCTCATCAGACTCGGTGACATCTTCTCCTCCTCTATCACCTGGTTCAGATCCCTCTCCAGTTCCATCAGCCATCTCCTCAACAGTGGAGGGCCGCTCACCCTCTCCAGTATCGTCAGTTTCCACATTTTCTTCCCCCTCCGGCCCCAGCTCGACCTGTTCCTCAGTGATCTTGTCGTACGCTTCTCCCAGCGTCTCCCGCATATCGGGCATCTCGTCAGACATCAGTTCCCCTTTCTTCCCGTTCACGCTGACGTTCTTTCATCCATTCCGGCTTCTCGTTGCCAACTTCCTCGAGTCCATGCTCCTTCAGCATGTTTTTGTGCTCGCTGCGCGATTTGACAATCCGGTTGTCAACCCCCACCGCCTGGTACTCCTGAAACATCGGCATGATGAAAAAAGGAGCCTTGCTGAACGTCTCCCGCGGTGGCGGTGGACCCTCGACTACCTTTTTGAGCTTCTTGTCGTAGTGGTAGATCGTCATTTCTTCACGTTCCCCCCTGAGACGTTGACCAGTGCGGTCTTGTAGTTCATGAGAGCTTCCGCCCGCTTCTGCATGATCTTCGCCGTCTCGATCTCCCCGTCCTGCTCCAGTTTCGCCGCCTCAAGCTGCAACTCAGCCGACCGGAACATTAGATCCGCCTCGAGCTCCTTCTGATCCATCTGGAGCTTCATCATCTTGATCTGCGTTTCCATCATCTTCGCCTGAGCCTCTGGATCCTGACTGGGATCCTTCGGCGGAGCCTTCGCTGCCGCCTCGAGGATCGGCTCGAGGTCGCGCCCCGCCGGGAACCGTCGCACCGCCCAGAGGATCATCTGCTTGCCAGCCTCTTCTGGCAGTGCGCCACCCTGGACCGCTCCGCTGATCGCCGTGACCAGCATCGAGAGCGACCCGAAGAACGTCTGCATCTCGTCCTGCTCTTTGATCTCATCTGGGGCGATCGTGCTGTCGGACTCCACGTCGATGGCGAAGTCCCGCGACCCCTCGTCCTGCAGCAGCGCGATGGCGTCCTGCGGATCGACCTCACCGAGATCCTCCGGCTGCATCCCGGTGACAAGCATCAGCGTCTGCGGGCTGAAGTGCTCTGCGACCACCTCGGCCATGAGCCGCATCGCGTCTCTCGCCAAACGCTCCATTTTCTTGTTCTTGACACCGATGCGGCTCCGCTTGCCGGTGGTGGCGAGCATCTTCATCTGCTGCGTCTTGCCCGCCTCACGCGGTTGCGTCTGCCCGCGGAGGATGTCGGAGAGCCCAACAATCTGATAGATGAGTTCGAGGTTCTTGTCGCGCTGCACGAGGAGCTTCGCCAGCACATCCGCGATGTTCCCGATCGGGAGCCACCCGATGGCATTGTCGAACTTCCCGCCGGCCTGCGCCATCACCTGCGCCCAATTCTCCGATGGGTACAGCTTCGTCTCGTAGCCGCCGAGGAGCTTCTGCATCGAGTCCTTCAGCGCAGCATCGTAGACGCCGCGGACGGCGACCATGTCAGTCAAGCGATCGATCCTGCCAGTCAGCGTGTTGAGCTCCTTCGCCTGGTCCTCGTACATCTTGTACTCAGGAACAAAGTCGAGGTTCGATGTCTGCTCGATCATGTACACCGGGCGAGGACACGGGAAGAACAACTGCAGGCCGAGGGGGTCGTCCATCGGCTCCTCGAGATCCTCGTGGAAGTTCTCCGCGACCTTGTAAACCTTGCCGGTGCGCTTCGACCAGAACTCCCACACCCTCGCACAGTCGCGGTACGTGTCAAGGTCCGCCTTCTGATACCGGCGACGCTCGCGCTCGTCCTCGAGGTCTTTCATCAGCGGCACTCTCATGCCGATGTCCTCACCGAACTGCTCGATCAGATCCTCGCGGGAGAGCCACTCACCGAACGCAACCCACCAGACCTCCTCCCAGCAGCGCCCGTCAGAGTGCAGGAAGTCCCGCCAGTTGACGTGCTCGAGGTAGACCCTCTCGTAGGTTTTCTTCATCCGGTGCTGCTCGTCGCCCTGTCCGCTCCAGCGATAAGCAGTGCCGCTCTCGTCCATCTCCGGCGCCTCAGCCTCTGCGAGCTCCTCCTGGCTCAGCGGGATCTTCTGCGGATCGTCCTCGACGGTCGCGTCGTAGACCACGCGCACCGTGCCCCTCCCAGGGAGAAGAAAGTCGTCACGCGCCCTGCACATCGCGTACTGGAACTCGTGCCCCGGACACTCCTGGTAGTACGTCACCGCCCGCTCGAGCATCTCAGCCGCAACCCGCGCCACGTCGTCGTTTTTGTTGTGCTCTGGCCGGCACACGGGCCGCGGGAGCGCATCGTAGACCAGCGGGCGCTGCATCTCGGTGATTGACCACAGGATCTTGAACCGGTCCATGTCAACGTTAACATCGTCGCCATCACCGCGGTAGAGGCTCTCCACGCGCATCCCGCGCTTGTTGCACTCCCGCATCCTGCGGCTGGCATCTTCGATCTCCCCGAGGATGACATCAACTTCGGTGGTGGTTTTGGACTCGTCTACAGTGTTCTTGTCCATCATATTTTCTCCCCGATCCTAATGCTTTCCTCTGTGACATCATCTCGAATAGGATTGTTGCCAATGCCATAGACCTTGTTGCCGTAACCTTCCGGCCTCTCGCCAGAGACGTTTGACTTGTAAGGCGCTATCACTATGTTTTGAGTTACTGGCCGAATTACCAGATAGAGATCCACATTCGAATTGAAGCCATTGACCACGATAGTGCCAAGGCTGGCCCCAACCTGCGCGTCTGTTTTGATGACTGGATTGTGCGACCCAACCACAACCTGCCCGAACGTCGTACCGAAAGCTGTGTCGGCCTTGATCGAAGGGTTGAAACTAGCGACCGACACCTGCCCGAGCGTCGCACCGAATGAAATGCCAGCAACTATAGATGGGTTGAACCCAGCGACCGCTAACTGCCCGAGCGTCGTACCGAAAGCTGTGTCAGTCTCGATCGAAGGATTGAAACTAGCGACCGACACCTGCCCAAGCGTCGCACCGAATGAAATGCCAGCAACTATAGATGGGTTGAACCCAGCGACCGCTAACTGCCCGAGCGTCGTACCGATGTCATCATCAGTTGTGATGTCTGGGTTGAAACTCCCCACCGCGACTGCTCCCAGCGAAGCATCAACATTAGTGTTTTGTGACGTAATATCTACTGTTGCGTTGTACCCCGCAACTGTGACGGTGCCAAGTGTCGCTGATACTCCAGTGCCCGCGTTGATAGCCGCATTGAGACTCTCTATCAGCACCGAAGCCGATGGGTAAACATAAGCTCCAATCTCCCAGCCGACACCGCCTCCTGGACCCGTGACATTGATTTCAACTCCTGCAGCTAAGGCAGGATTGTAGCCAGCGACCGTGACTGCAGCGAGGGAAGCGTCCACCTCAGTCGCGATGACTCCGATCTCAACATTGTGCCCAGCGTACGTTACATAGTTGGTCGCATCGTCTTGGATAACCACTCGGGTGACAGCGACCGAAGGATTCAGACTCGCGACCACACCGGTACCGGTGTCAGCTGAAATCAAAGTGGACGCCGCCACTTCTGGGTTGAACCCAGCCACTGTGACCGCGCCGAGAGAGGCATCAACATCAACGTTCTGCGAAGTGATCTCTACTGTCGCGTTGTAACTCGCCACCGCGACGGTGCCGAGCAATGAATCAACCGCCGTCTCTCCGTTAACACCCGCGTCGTACCCAGCGACCGCCACGGTGGCGAGCGATGCGGCAACAGTGATCGCAGCGGCGATTGTCGGATTGTAACCAGCGTAGGTTACATAGTTGTTTGTGTCATCTTGTATGACCGTCATGAAGAAAGCACCCTATGAATCCCAGTGCCAGCCCACTGTAGTTTCAAGTCACCGTCCTGCAGACTCTTATCTTCCCCGAAATCCATGTAACCGATCGCCGCCTTCGGCGTGGTGGTGTCGCTGTCATTGTAGATGATCGCGTAGCGGGCATTAGTCGGGCCAGCAGCGTTGTACAAGAATGTGAGGTCGTTCGCGTCGAACGTTGCAGTTCCAGCGGCCTCATTGAACGATGTGCCAGCCAGGGCGTTGCCACCGGGTGTGTACCCGGTGCCCGAAACCTCGTTACCAGAGAATGTCCCCCACGCAGCCACCGAACTCTGCGTCGGTGCCGCTGTGCTTGTTACCAGTCCAACCTTAAAGGTGTGACTGTTGAAATCGTGGATCTTTTCACCAAGGTGATCCGCATAGTCGTTGAAGAGGTAAAAGTCGCCCACTGTGTCTGCCTCTTCGTAGATTTCCATGCACAAGGCAGTGCCCGTGCTCTCGATCCAGTTGTCGCCAGAGTGAGTTTCCAACTCCCAGCGGTGCATCCCACCGCCGTTGTTGCCGTAGTCGATTTTGACGTAGTTCGCCCCCTGGTCTTCGGTGTCATCAGATCGAATGACAAAGAAGTAGGTTGTTGATCCGGACAGCGATGGCTGCGGGCTGAAGGTAAAAGTGTATTTCGCGCTCGCCCACGTCAGGTCGCTCCACGCATAGGTCGTGGTGCTCGTGCCGTTCGTGATTACTGCATTCGGCTCACCGCCAGACTCATCCCAGACCTCAATCCAGTAGTCAGAATTAGAGTTTGAGCCACCCTTCTGCAACCAAACGGCCACAGAATGCAAATTGAAACCTGAACTCGGTGTGTACTCATTCGCCCACTCCCAGTTCCATTGGGAATAGTGGACATTCTGCGTGCCTGTCGCACTCGTCATGGATGTGACTAGAGTTGCCATCAGTAATCCTCCTGGCTGGCCGTGTTGACGTTGAACGGCCACGTTGACCCAGGCAACAGCGCATCTTCCCAAGCCGCGCCGATCTGATCATCTGCGGCACCGATGCACGGTGAGTCCGACTGAAGCTCAAAGTTTCCATTCTCAGGGTCCACAAACTTCGGATCAGCATTGATGCCGTGCTCCTGCTGGCCGAACGACTGGTACGCAGAGTGCGTATAGCCTGTACCATCCTCAGCATATAGGTTGGTGAACGTGGAATGGTAGACGCAATTGTAGTCAACATCATTTGGAGTCCCGCCACCGTCCGTGACGCGAATCTCAGCCTGGATGTTTTCGTTCACGTTGTTTTCGCTGCAAATGTTATTGTAGATTTTCGCTCCAACCGCATTTACATTGATGCCACCCCCTGTGGTCGTGGTGCCGTTCCCATAACAGACATTGTTGTAAATTTCGAGGTCTTGAAAGTACTCGCCATCTCCAGCAAGAAAGCAGTTAATCCCCCACTGCCCCGTCGCATAAAAGAGATTGTGATGGATGTGCACATTGTGCATCGACTCGGTGTCCGAGTTGTTGTTGTAGAACCCAACTCCACCCGTCGAGCCAGTTGATCTGCAATATCGGACCGTCGCGTTATTCAGGCCTCGATAGCCATTTTGGATCTGGAAGTCAATGCTCCCGTGGGCCGGATTATCGTGAACGTAACACTTTTCGACGATAGCCCCAGACGTTTCGTTCGCGGTGTCATTCATACCGTTCCAATAACTAATCGCGTTCCACTGGCACCTGTAAACTTCGCACTCGGACACCGTTACATTGCTGTAGTCTTGGACGCGAATGCCGGTGTTAATGTCACCACTTATCCCGTAGAGAATATCGTGAACAACAAACCCCTTGATCAATATGTCAGTGCCGGGAACAGTGTTCCCGCAGCACGTCTTGATCCCGTGAGCGCCGCGATACTTAATCTCCGCGCCGTTCCCGTGAAAGTTAAGATAGTCACGGATGTTGCTCGGGATCGCACACTCGCCAATCAGGATGGCCTCGTTGGTATTTGAAAGAGTCACCTCAACAGCTGTGTACCTCGTATCAGGGTCATACTCAGAAGTTGAACCACCGGAATTCAGGTACAACACACCACCAGTTTGATACCAGTCTCCCTCCGAGGTGCAGGCCCCTATACTGACTTGCTCCTCACCTTGCACATCGTCGTAGTGAAGATCATCTACCCCAGTTGCCTGTGTGGACTGCCACACGTTCCCAGAGTAGTTCGTCCAGGTGGTTTGCAGAGGACAGGACATCACCACGTCAGAATCAAACTCATACGTGATCGGATTGCCACTCGTGCCCGTATCTGGTGGGATAATCGTGCCGGTACGATACACCCCACCATTGCTCGACACAACAATGGTATCCCCGGGCGAAAAAGAGTCCGAGGTCGAATTGTGAGTCGAAATCGACATCGAGGTCGATGCCGCCGAGTCAGAAGTCGCAGCAGCCTTGTTTACCGCGGTTCCGTCGGCTCGCATGTAATACGTCGCCACGACGCACCACGCTTACGACACTGTGATCGTGAGAATGCCGCTCGAGCTCCAGGTCACCGACACGTCGCCAGCTTGCTGGCTGACAGGCCCCCCCATGTCGAGCCACCCGACCGCCGCGGAGCTCGCGTGCGTCGAGTTGTACAGAATGCCGTAGTAAGCATCGTTGAAACCACTCGCGTTCTGCGACCATGTGATGTTCGCAGTCGAGTCCAGCGTCCCCACGCCCGACGCCTCGGTCCACGACGAACTCGACAGCGTCGCGCCGCCAGCAGTGTACCCGGCAGCAGCTGAAACCTCGTTCGCAGAGTAGTCTCCCCATGTGGGAGTGCCATCCGCGTCAGTCGGTGCAGCCGTACTGTCAATCAGCCCAAGCTTCAATGTGTCATTCGCAAAGTCGTGGTCACCACCGCCGACGTTCTCGGCAAACTCTTCAAAAATCGAAAAATCCCCTCGTGCCATAATCAACTCTCCTTAATTAGCGCCTGCAACTAAAGAAGACCGCCGAGATTGAGGATCTTTACCACTGACTGCACGACCACCACCGCCACTTTGCGGTCAACTCCCAGGGCGGTGGCGAGCTCGTCCAATGCTTTTCCGTATTTCCGATTATCACCGAATTCACCGCGCTCCGCCGCAGAAATCCATAGTTGGGTTTTCTGCCGGCGCCGCTTGGTTAACTCCCGGAACTCCTCGCGAGCAGTGTTTTCGGCACTTTGGCTTTCTGAGGGAGAACCTGTTGAACTGATACCAGACATGACAGGCTCACTTGAAAAAGTGAACGTTGAGAGTGGCTGCAGAACCCGCGTCGTTCGAAATCACCTTCATGTTGTCGAAAATCCCCCGCTGGTTCTCGAAAACATGCAACGTGTCCTTCACCATCACCGTGCCCACCGTTGCCGTCGGGTTCGTGCCGTCCGCACGCCACCGAACATCGTTGGTCTCAGGATAAAAGAGCGCGTGTCGCGTATCAGACGGCACCACTGCACTCGAAAGCAGCGACGCAAGCGTCGCAGCCGACGTGGTCACTGATACCTGCTGGAAGCCACCCGATGCCGCCGCGATGGGGGTCATCGGTTCTGCTGATGTGACTGGTCTGCTCATTTCCTTTTACCTTTGCCCTTCTTGGTTTTACGCTTCTTGCAAGCCATGATACGATTATCCCTTCGCCATATCGCCACACAGTTAACTATAACCTCTTGAATTCCCTCTGTCCACCGCGCTCGTACTGGAGCTCGTCGTGCTCGCGCAGCACATCCTCGAATGTCGGCTCCGAACGGAACCGCGGCACCTCGCTCACCGCCGTCAGGATCCGCGGCATCATCATGGCGCCCGTGCGAAAAGCATCCGCCCCGTGGGAAGTCCAGTCGTGGACCGGCCCCGCCGACCACACCCGGTTCTTCGCGTTCCACTCCCGCCGGTACGCCCGCAGACACTTCAGACCCTCCTCGCACTTCTCCGAATTGAAACGCGCCCGGTCGAGCACCAGCCGGCAGGCGTTGATGTCGTCCTCCACCGAGGAGGTCTTAGGTACCGGGTGGAACCGCAGCCCCAGCGACGCCGCCGTCGCCATGATGCTCATGCCCGTCCCCACCTCCCGCTTCTTCACGTCGTGCGGCGCGTAGTGCGTCTTGTACACGTACGGCTTGCGCTCGAGCTC